TCGGTCGATTCCATCATCTGGCAGGATGATTTGGTGGACGTGCATTTCCTCGGCTTTTCCAATCATCCGGAATTAAGTATGTTTACGGTTGACCTGCGTGTCGTCAACAAGACGGATAAGGCGATATGGGTCTACATGGACAATGCGTCCGTCAACAAAGACACCATGCAGATGATTATGACGGGCCTGCCGCTGTACATCAATCCGGATCAGCAGGGCAGCACCGGATTCATCTACTACCTGACACAGACCAGCCTAACGTCATTTGAAGATGTTGAAAAGGTTGCTTTCCGGCTGCACGTTGCAGACAAAGAATCATTGAATGACATGGAAACCACGGAACAAATTGAAATCACGAAATGACGGTGAACAGCATGGACACGTATGCCCTCTACCTCCGCAAATCCCGCGCGGACGCCGAAGCAGAGGCGCGCGGTGAGGGTGAGACATTGGCGCGCCACCGTAAGGCGCTGCTGGACTATGCTGCACGCGCCGGGCTGACGGTCTCCGAAACCTATGAGGAGATCGTCAGCGGCGACACCATTGCCGCCCGTCCGCAGATGCAGCGGCTCCTATCTGATGTGCAGGCAGGCCGCTGGACCGGCGTCCTGGTAATGGAAATTGAGCGCCTGGCCCGCGGCGACACCATTGACCAGGGCATCGTAGCGCAGACGTTCCTCTACTCCCGCACCCTGATCATCACGCCGCAGAAGACATACGATCCCGCCAACGAATTCGATGAGGAGTATTTCGAGTTCGGCCTGTTTATGTCCCGCCGCGAATTTGCGACCATCAAACGCCGTCTGCTCGCGGGCCGCACCGCCAGCGCCCGCGAGGGCCGCTACATGGGTAGCCGACCCGTATACGGATACCGGCGCAAAAAAATCGACGGCGACAAAGGCTGGACCTTGGAACCCATCCCGGAGGAAGTGGAAATCGTCCGCCAAATATTTCGCTGGTACGCGGACACGGACGCTGGCGCGGGCGTCATCGCCTCCCGGCTCAACAGCATGGGCCTCCGCACGAATCAGGGGAACCCGTTCGAGGCGTCCTACGTCCGGCACATGCTCCAGGATGATGTCTACATCGGCATGGTCCGCTGGAACCAGCGACAGACGGTCGTCTCCATCGAGGATGGACGGCGTGTCACGTCCCGCCCGCGCTCCGCCAATCCGATCATCGTCCGCGGATTGCATCAACCCATTGTGGATCAGGAGCTATTTGACCGCGTGCAGGCTATGTTTGCGGCGCACGCCAAACGGCCCAAAAATGAGATGGCCGCTATGGCCAATCCGTTCGCCGGCCTGGTCCGCTGCTCAATCTGTGGCCGCATGTTGCAGCGCAAAAACGGCTATCACGGCGCGCCCGATCTGCTGCACTGCTACACCCGCGGCTGTCAGACCTCCGGCATATCCATCAACCGCCTGGAGGAGATCGTCCTCGACCGCCTGCGCGGCTTGGTGGCCCGCTACAGCATCGACGCGCCCGCTGCCGCCTCTGACGCCGCGCCCGATCCGCGCGCCCAGATGCTCGCGCAGCTCCGCGCCCAGCTCGCCACGACCGAGCGCCAGATGTCCAACCTCCACGACCTACTGGAGCAGGGCCTCTATGATGCGGAGACATTCGTCACCCGCCGCGCCGAGCTGACCGCGCGCCTAGCCGCAATCCGGCAGTCCATTTCTGACGCCGAAGCGCCCGCGCCCTCTCTGGATGACCAGCTCCGCGCCATCGGCCCAACCGTACAATCCGTTCTCACCGTCTACCCATTCGCCGAAACGGCAGAGGAAAAGAACCGCCTCCTGCGGTCCGTCATCGATCACGTCGACTACCATAAGACCCACCGCTGCAATCGCAGCGAGGACCCCGCGGACTATTTGACGCTGGACATCTATCCTGTTTTGGTGAATAGGGATAGCATGAGGTGAGCTACTCGTTCTTCATATTATGCTATCCCTATTTTGATATGTTAATATTCTGATTCTCCCTTGACATTGTACAGCAAATGCAGTACAATTATATCAGATCAAACGAAGGAGGAATACAATATGAAATTCGATCAGTTAACAAATGAATCTTATGGAGCGCGCAACGCCGGTTTTGTAATCGATTTTGACTACAAAATCGAATGGGACGCCGATTTGTTTGCGGCCCTGAAAAGCAAGCGCGGAGAAGACTGGGCGAGTGGCTTTGTTGACAGCTTCCACGATTTTGACGGAGACCTGTTTATCGGAGAGGATGGCAACTATTACCACGTCGCCCTTGACTACGCTGGAAATGCCCCTTACGTGCCGGTCATGTGGCGGCGGCTCAAACGCGCAGAGCCAGCGGAGGATAAACACCATGACTGACTCCCCCATCACCCGCGCCCGCAAAGCGGCGGGCCTCACTCAGTCGGAACTCGCCCGCCGGATCGGCGTCTCCCGGTCGCAGCTCTGCGACTGGGAAGCCGGTCGTCGACATCCGAAAATTGAGAACCTTGAAAAAATCGCCGATGCGCTTGGCGTCGAAATGATCTCGATGCTGGCATGGCAGAAAGGAGGGGCAAAACCTACGTGATTCATCCACGCGTTTGACCGCCCGCCCCTGCAATCAGCGGGGCGGGCTTTTTATGTGCCATTTTTTTGATTGTTAATTGTTTGTATATTTGTATTTTTAAAGCCTTTTAGGCTTGACAACGAAGCCTTTTAGGCTTATAATGTAGCCAAGATCAAACAAGGGGGGACCCAACAATGACTACTCTCTACGACAACAGCAAATCGGTTGAGATCACAATGCGCGAATGGGACAACAACACTCACGCCGCCACCATGGACTGGAGCAGCGATTTCTTTGGCGGTGCCGAATGGGACGCCGATCGCAACGCTTACCATGTTGCCGATGTTGACTATTGCATCGAGTGCGCCATGGACTGGCGGGACTGCACCGGCGATTTCCACGATGACGAACTGGCAGACGGAATCGAGCGCCAGGTGTTTGTGGAGGAGGTAGAACAATGATCGCCTATCATGATTTTCGCCGCCTCTGGACTGACGCTCAGGAGATCAGCGATATCGACCAGTACATCGCCGAGACCGGCGGCAGTATCGATTGCGAGGATGTAGAGCAAGCTGTGCGCCTGCTCTCTCTCATACACAGGCTCGCCAATGCGCCCGCTACGGACATTCGCGCCGCCGCCCGCCTCACCCAGGCGGGCATGGCACGCGAATACGGCATTCCCATTTCCACCTGCAACAAGTGGGACGGCGGGGTCAACCGGCCTATCCCATGGACGCACGTGCTGCTTGCCTACGCCGTAGTCAGCGACATGATGGAGGATTTTGATGAAAAACGATAAGCGCTGCACGATCTGCGGTGCCTCTCTCCCTCCGCATAGGTCGAAATATTGTTCGGATGATTGTGCGAGGATTGCGGAAAACATGTTGACACGTGCGCGCACCGCAGCGCGGCATGTCCAGCCAAAGCGCAATACTTCGCTTTATAGGAAAATAACCTGCCCGGACTGTGGGCAGGAATGCGAAGTGCACATCCGATCAATCCGCTGCCCTGCGTGCCAGGCGGAGGCCGACCGGCGGCACAATGAAGAGAGCAGGCAGCGCAAGCGCGCGGGTACAGCGCGAATCATCGGAGGCACTGACCTGTGTGCGCGGTGTGGTTCGCCATATATTATCGACGCCGCGGCGCAGCGTTATTGTAAGGCATGCGCCGCTATCGCGACGCATGAAAACCGACTCGCCGCAGCGCGGGCGTATAATCGCGCTGCTTATGCTGACCCGGTGAAGCGGGCTGCCATAAGAAAGAGCCGATCAAAACCTGCGCCTCCGCCTGCTATATGTCCGGTCTGCAAAACCAGCTTTCAGCCGCTGTCACCAAAGGGTGTATACTGTTCAAGGGAATGTTACGCTAAAGCGCGAAAAGACGCCGCCGCGCAATACTATCAGCGCAGGAAAGCAAGAAAGGCATAGAAAATCGCCGCCCCGCAATCAGCAGGGCGGCGATTTTTCACAATCTATTCTTTTGGCGCTTCCATTTCCGGCAACCCGGCCAGCGCCAGCAGCAGCGCCGTAACAGCGCCCATTATGCCCGCGGAAAGCGCAGCCAGCCAGTTCACGTCGCCCAGCACGGCCGCGCCCGTGCCGATGTACGCCAGCATTGCCTCGGCGAATGTGCGCAGCGCGCGGATTCCGGCCTTCTTCCACCATTCCTTCCAGTCTCGCATCCAAATTCATCCCCTTATCGATTAATCAGGTAATTCGTAAGCTCTGCCTGCGCGTCTTTCAGTTTGTCAATGCTGTTCCCGGTGATTTCGTGGTTCAGCAGCGCAAGCAGCCCCCTGCACACGGCTTTCTGTCCGTCTTCCAGACTGTCAATCCTTTTCTTGTCCCGGTCCAGCTTGTGATCGACCGCCGCTCGCCATTCGGCAAGGTCCGTCGCGGGCTTCCTCGCCGCCTTGATTTTGTCAACCAATCCCCACACGGCCAGCGTGAACGCCACCAGCGCCGCGCCGACCCAGAGGAATGTCATCAATGCATCCGGCGTCAGCTTATCCATTCACCCGCCCCCGTTCATAGACATGCTTCAGCGCCGCGTATGTAAGCGGCCCGAATACTCCGTCCACGTCCAGCCCGGAAACGCCCTGCAGCCTCTTCACCGCCGCCTCGGTCTTCTCGCCGTAAATGCCGTCAACCTCACCGCAACCAAAGCCGATTCCGTTCAGCGCGGATTGCAGCTTTTTCACCGCCTCTACCCGGCTGCCGCGCCGAAGCAGGCCCGGATAGGCGAACAGCGGAGCCGTCGCGGGATTCGCGGGCGCGGAAGGCATATCCGGAGTGCCGGACGCGGGGTTCGCGTCGTAGGAAATCATGTCCTTCGGCAGTCTGCCCCATTCCGTCCATTTGCCGTCCGTGACTTTCCTCCGCCGGCAGTCGTAGTCAAAGCCCATCATCTCCACCGTATAGCCGCCGCCAACATAGACGCCAATGTGGCCGTCTTTATGCACGACAAGGCCGGGAATGTCCGGAATGGTGCTGATCTTCCCGCGCTCCGTGCAGGTGGCAAACAGGCCGTTGGCGCTCTTGTCCGGGCAGTTATTCGCCTTGTATACGTTCTTGCCGCTGACGTCTCCGGACATCCAAAAAAACGCCTTAATCATGCCAACGCAGTCCGCGCACATCTTCCCGGCCTGAATGTCGCGCTGATATGCGGCCGCACGCGCGGCGGTGTAATGCGATGGATACTGCTTCTTCTTCGTATCATACAGGCTCTCCGTGCATTTGTAGCCGCACGTGCCGTACCAGTACACCCACCCCGCCTTGAACACCTGCTCCGCGAAACTCGCCAGCCCAACACCCGTCGCCTTGAATCCTTTCGCGCTTGCAGAACTATCCTTCGCGTTCGCAAACATACCGTAGTACTCCTGCCCGAACCGCGCCCGCCGCTCCTTCATGGCCTCGCTCTGGTCGGCCGGCCGCTCATACTGCGTCAGTATCACGTCGGACGCCTCGCGGACGCTTTTCGCGTTTTTCAACGCTGCCAGTACCGCGGAATATCCCTGCAATTCCTGCCAGAGGTAACCGAGCTGCCCTTCCAGGCTGCCTACGGACAATCCCCGGCTTCGGCAGTATGCAAGCAAGTTATGCTTGCGCGTCGAGTAGGTCCACTGCGCCAGCCCGTAACCCGCGCAGTCCGTGTCGAAGTCCTTATAGCTGCCATCGTCCACAGCGCGGGTGTATTCAGCGTCCGTCATATGCAGCCGGTTTTCATAGCCATTCTGGAGGTTCTGCGGATTCAGGCAGGATTCGGCATAGAGGTTCCCCATAAGCCCAGCTACGCCGTAGGGGTTGCCGATGCGCTCTATGAGGTAGTCCCAAATGACCTTTTCGTTTTTCATTGTATTTCCCCTCGCAGTTCAGTCCTTACGCCAAAGTATAGCAGCAATTCAGGTATATGCGCCCATCAGTCAAATTTGGCGTAATGTTCGCAATCGTCACAACGCCGCTCGTGTTGATTGTTACATTGCCAAACCCCAGCGCGTTGA